GCTACGTTGAGCAATGATAATTTCTAATCCTTTTAAATCACCATTAGTCAGTGTACCAGCGTCAAATTTTTCAAGATGTGATTTATCAATAAGCTTTTTGTCTACTGCTTGTTTGAGGTAGTCACGAACTGCAGCTTTAAGCGTTTCATTTGTAAATTGCATTGTATCATCATCCTTTACAATTGGTTTAGGTTTATTGTCCTCCACAATTAACTGCACTTGATATTTGCTATTGGTTGGTATGATCACTTGTCCTTCAATTTTGTATACTTTTGGCATAATCCAATTCGGCTTAACTTCAAAGTGAGGGCGGTCAATTTTATCTGACCAATTACCACCCCAAGTAATACCTAACTTCCCTGCAATTGCCCCAACTTTAGAAAGAGTAGTCACATCATATAAGGAATGTGGAGGGCAAACAGCAATATCCCATGCTAAACGTGACTTATGATTACTGTCTAATGTCCAAGTAACAATCTGCCCTGGTCGAGTTCTTCCTTGTGCATAAAGGTACTTCTGTCGTTCTTGTGAGCGATATGTTTCAGTAATAAAAATGTTCTTAATACCTGCTTTAAAGCACTCTTGGAATAGCAATCTACATGCTGTTTGTGCAGCTGGTAATAGTTCCGAAATCTCTCGGCATGTTGTCGTTACACTAGTCATCGTTTCTCACCTTCCTTCAATTCACTATCAACATTCTTACCAGCTAATTCATCTAACATTTCAGTACCAAAGCTTTCTTTCTGCTCCTTCTCACCTTCGATCACCTTTAACTTTTCAGCAAGGTTTGTTGGCACTAGAACACCTAATTCAGCCATGTTTTCAGTTATGGATAATGCTTCATTAGCAATGTAGAATAACACTGTTGCAAATGTTAGTGTGCCATTTAAAGCTAATACTTGGTCAACAATATTTGCAGTTATTATTACGATCAACACTAACAATTTCCGTGCATAACCGAAGAGACTTTTACGACTCCATAAATTACCGTTTTTCGTTGCCTTGAAAAGCCCAGTGATGATGTCTAAACCCATTAACAAAAGTAATAGGTGTAGAAATTTAACTCCGCCAAATAAATATAAATGTGCTACTTCTAAGTATTGCAAATCCATACCTCCCATAAGCTCACGCTCCTTTTTTGGATAATAAAAGCCCTCCACAGATGATTGTGGAAGGCATAAAATCAATTGTTATTTATTTGACTAATAGCAGCTGTTAGCCAAAAGCCAATTGCGCTAATAAATAATAATGTTACAATCGGATGCTCATATACAAGTTGCATTTCCTCACCTCATTTTGGCATAAAAAATAACGCTAAGCCTATGCTTGCGTTTTCTGTTCGTCCATTATTGTAAGAAGACCTGTATACTCTACATCCTTCAATTGATTATTTGCATAAAAGACATTAACCTTATTCACCATTGCATCATACTCATAGCGTTTTCGATCAATTAAATACTTACATAATTCATATACTGACATTTTATATTCCCCCTAATCCTAGTTCTGCTCTTGAAACCAAATACTCAGTGTTAAGTAAAATTTGCGCTTGCATTTCTTCTACTGATAATTCAGGTGGCTTGGTTTCTGTTGGTGTTTCAATATCCGGGGGCTCCGTTTCCTCTGGATATGGTTCATAATAGAATGTGCCGTCCTCAGCACGTCGTAAGATACCAGAACCTTCTGGTAATGCGTCCACCTGAACCGCGACGTCTTTATACTTCTCTGGAACGTTTTCAATACCGACATAAATGTTCCACATGTTTAATAACATATTATCTACTAGGTAGTACATTATTTCACCTCCTCATAACTCTTGATGATGTTTCCGTACACTAATGGGAAACTCAGACTCCAAGATGAATCGAATAGATACCAAATACCATTAATTCTATGTGAGCGAGTAATACTCGGATTAGCACTCCATCCATCTTTAGTAGTGTTATCAACATAGTCAAATAGCATGTATTCGGGATAATGTCGAATTGCTCTTATATACGTCGTGTTGCTAGGAGTGTATATATCATCAAGATCACAAGTATATTTATTTATACGGGCAACTTGAGAATCGGAAATCCGATATAACGCCGTCTCCCTTACTCGCATAGTCATAGTATCCAAATCTAACATGGATGAATCAGAGCCGCCCACCATGTTCCCTCCAACGCCGTCTGTTTCGTTGTACATAAATGTGAAATCTCTAAATACTATGAAATACCATCGTTTACCCTTCACTACTTTGGTATAGTACAGACTTTGGATTGTTGTTGTGAACGTTCCAACAGGAATTTGGATAGTCTTAACGACTGTAACTAGATTGGTGGTTTCGGAAATGGTTAAATGTCTAACCGCGACATGACCAGCTGATCGTTCTATTAGAATACCCTGGGTCCCGAATGATATTGGTAATCCCATGGAAGAAGCACCAGCACCTGGGTTTTGGTTCATTATTGACAAAGTCGTCACATACTTATGTCCAGTTGGTAATCCGTCTGGACCAAACTCTATCCTTGAAAAATACCAGTTGGTAAGGGAATTCTGAAGGGTCGTTACAAACCAAGTTGCCGAACCATTGGTCACTACCCCATACTGTGTGGACACATTAGCCCCTATACTTACTCCAATTCCGAGAAATGCTGTTGTTGTTTTATACTTAAAAGTTTCCTTATCAAGCACCATGAATCCTATAACATTTTCAGCCGAAATATCAGCAGTTCGGCGAATTACAATATATAAGAATTTATTATCAAAGAAATATCTGCATACGGTAGAACTCGCATAAGCTACATATCCGTTGTTGAATACCCGTTGATGTTCTAATAGTGTCATAGTTTTAGTATCTATAATGGATATAAACTGAAGTCCAAATACTAAGTACACTTCTTGTTCATCTAGAGGTAATCTCTCCAATCCCGTAATATCCGACGCCTTATCTACAATAAAATTAGTATCGTAAACCTCTTGAATAATAGACTCTAACGTTCTCTGTTCATAACCAACCCGACGAATAGGGGTCATAATTGGTCGATATTTAACACCATTAGGGTCTGATGTTACCCCAGCAAATGTGTCGATATTTTCTACCAGTTCCTTTATTTCTAACTGCGTTGGCTCTGTGGCGACTTGCAATCTAACCATTATTAAACCTCCTCATACTCAAAGAATATTTTCCCATCCTCAATGACCCATCCAGTAGCGTATTTCTGACCCGTTACAGAATCTACCTGGAAGTGTGGTAAACGTGCATTTTTATGGTCATCAATTAAATTAAACAAATTGCCTGCTGCATCTTCACTTAACTTGTCCTTGATCGTTGCAAACCAAGTGTCAAATTCATTTTTTCGACCATTCAGCCACGTATAATAAAGCTGTTCTTCTGCTTGTCGCCACGTTTCAAAATCTTTCTCCTGTGCATCAATCCAATTCTCTAAAGCTGTTGTGACGTTAGTTTGCCATGTTAAAAATTCCTGTGCTTTTGTAACAGAATAATCATTAAACCATTGTTGATATTGGTTGAAGATAGTTGTGGTATCAACTTGATTTACTACTCCATGCATAAGACCGCACAAGTTATTATTTAAGCGTGTGTCAGTAATAGCACCTTGAGTAATCGTTAAAGCTCCCTTCGCAATATACACATCTGCAAGAACTAACTCATAGGCATCTGCATCACGTTTTAGAGTTGGAGCAACGGGCGAAGCAGAAAGTGCTCCTTTCTTGACTTCCACACTCATTTTACGTTCGACAAAATTTAGTCTTATAACAATACGATCAATACGATTGAGTGTCTTGTCGCCAACTGTAAGAGGTAAATTATAGTCTTCATCATTAATTAAATAGTACCCATTTACCCAAGCTTTACCTGGGCGAACAATTACACTCATCGAATCTCCATTTGCTCGAATCTGTAAACAATCCGAAGGGTTAACGAAAATACCATTTCCGATAAACGTAGCAAAATACTGTGCAAAATCTTCAGCTTTATATCGTCTATCCCCATTAATGGAGTTAAACATCCCAAATTTCATCATTTATTACTTCACCATCCTTTTTATAGCCTGTGGAAGAGTTGGAACGGACTTACCAACAGATACGTATATTGATTTACCATTTTCTTGGAACACTTCATCTGCTTGCATTACACGACTGTTCATTAAAATTCCTAGTTCATCATCTTTAATTGTGATTAAATCACCTAAGAAAAAGTCCTCATTATATTTTGTGTTTTCTTTTGTTACGTCAAGTTCAGCTTCAAAACCTATAAACTCGGTATATTCACTTAGTTTCTCTTTGCCTTTTGCAAGTAACAATGTTTGATATTCTCCCGGTGGTATATCAACTTGTTCTCCATTTACATCCTTCTTATCTGAAACTTCTCGCGCATCTATAAAAATTTCTCTCCGTGCTAAACCTTTAAATGACAAACCTATATTGGCTAATTTTCTTTCAGGGCCTTCACCTGCACCGGCTATTAAAGCTGTCGTTTTTAAATCATTATTCGCATCTTCATAAGTGCGTTGAAGTAAATTCGCTCGATTTTTAGACAAAATAATACGTGGATGTTCTGATTGATTAATATTACGATTAACACCCTCATAGAAGTCATAAAATAATTCTCTGCCATTAAAATTGCAACGAGCACCTATTTCATGGGTTTCACACAGTTTTTCAATACTCTCGTATACTTCTTTATATGTCATTTGATGTTGTACTCTTGATCCAAAATTCTTAGAAGGAGATAGTTTAACTTGTGTTATTTTTTGATTAGGGTCAACTGGGTTGATCATTGTATCAATTATCATTTGTCGCATAATCATTTCTGGCGTTGCGTCAAAATTATATTGTCGCCATAAAAAACGTCTATCGGTCCATCTGAATAATGAAAAACATTTAATTACTAGTTGCTCAATTCCTGTACTATCATCAAAATTACGATAATAAATGTACATTGCTTCATTGTCATCTTGTCGAAAGATAATATTATCTTTTTTTAATAACTCAAGGTTTTTTGGTGTAACATCAACATGTAATTCTGCTTCTGCAAATGGTCCATACTTTTTCCTCCACAGAAGATAAGAAAAGTTCCCGATAAAACCTAGACGTTCGAAGTTTTCGTTACACACATATAGCATGGCTACACCCCCACAAATTGAGGCGTGAAGTAAATAGACACCTCTAAATTAGATACAAATTGGGCAGCATCGTAACGAATCAAATTATCTCCAACATCCACACTTAACTGTATATCTGAGTCATACGATAGATAATTAAAATAGTTGATTTGCTTTCCATTCCGTTCAAGGATGGCGTATTCATCACCCCGTTTTGTATTAATGGTGACAACATCTCCACCCTGTAAAGTACCTTCGATTTTTACAATCCTGCCAGTTTCCACAACCTCAATATACGGATCAACTACACTACCTATGGCTGTAAACTGAATACGTAAAGGTGATGCAGTATCACTATCATTAAAGACATTGACCACGTTGTTCGGCTCTCTATAACCCATTTCAATACCATCACCCTCTGCATCGATTTCAAGTTCAAATTCAAATGCAGCTACCCACATGGCAATTTCATATTTCTGTTCCTCTGTATACCACCATGGATTAGGGCATAGAAATGAGATCACAAATTCTGGCCATATATGTTTACTTACAGAAGGCGATTTTTCAACACGACAATCAATAAAGCGAGTGATGTCACCATTTGTATACTCTAAAGTAAATCGATATTTTGGATTAAAAAAGCGAATTAACTTTTGTCTATTCATTTCTTTATCTTGTTTTCTTAATTGACCTCCAACAACAATATTTCTCTCACGGACACTTGAACCTTTTATGTTTGTTCCATCTTCGTTATAGTTTTTCACGCTATAAAATTCATTCTCTAATGAATCAATGCCATCTGCTGATTGCAAGAAAAAAGGACTAGTCACCGATATTTCAAGTGACTGTCCCTTATTGTTGTGGAAGACTAATTTTTCATTAAATCCAAATGATGTACGCATGGTTTCACCTCGCTATCCAATTTGTAATGCCATCTCTTTCCAACCATTTTTACTTAATCTCGCTGTTTCATACGGATCAAGTGGTTTTGGACTAGTGACATTTAAGTTAAAGGTATTCTCAGTATTATTTGTTGTGGAGGACGATGTGTTACCTGGTACTGAGTTAACCGTTCCATCAGTGACCGTTTTAGCTAACCGTTTAGTAGCTCCAGCAACTTTTCCTACCATTTCATTAATACCTAATATTAAACCTTCACCTATATTAATACCGTATCCTTTCATAACCCTTGAAGGGCTATTAATATCTAATGCCCCAGTAAAAGCAGATGTTACTATTTCAGCAAGTTCTTGAGCAGCACTCAATAAGTCAGCTTTTTTGGACATCATACCATCAATTAATCCACTAACAGCGAAAACACCGATGTTTGGCATTTCCTCCATCTCGGTTTTTACATTACCTTTCAAAGCAATCATGCTGTTTCGCCACTCAGTTTGATATACTCGTAGCTGATCAGCTGTCTTCAATCGCAAATCATTGATTTGTTTTTCGGTATTTTGTTTAAGTCCTGTAAGTTCTGTTTCTGCTTGAGTACGTGCTTGTTCATTCTTTGTCTTCCACAGTTCTGTATATTCGGCCAACTGTTCTTCAGTCAAAGTATTTAGTGCCGCTATTTCTGCTCCGGCTTTAGGTCCCATTGCTTGTAGTTCAGCTAGTAAGCCTTCATTAATGCCCTTTGAAGCAAGGCTTGCTATATTTTTCTGCCAATCTTCAAACGCCGTAACTTGCGACTGTAAAGCAGCAATAAGAGTGGCACCAGTAACATCTCTTTGTGCAACCTCATCGAATAAACCTGCAAATGAATAATACGAATCTCTACGTTTTTTAAATTCATCTTCATAAACTTTAGTCAAACGTTCTTCTTCTTTGATGTATTCATCATTCAGTTTCTTAACGTTATCAAGGTAAGTTTTATTAATTGATTCCTCTTCTTTTTGTATACTTTCGGTCACTTTTTTATACATTTTTTGAATATCGATTTTTTCCTTTGTTCCATCTTTAAATAACTTCAACGACTCTTCTAAAATGTGCGCTTCTGTGACTAAAGAAAGTTCATCAGTAGACTTTTTATCATCAATAAATCGTTTAATGACAGTCAATCTTTCACTTGCTGCTTTTTCTTCTTTTTTGACCATATCAGCCTTGGCTTTGTCATTAACCTTTTTTAATTTTTCTTGGGTATCTTGTTCAAGCTTAACGAGTTTTGCGTTTGCTGTTTCCTTCAATTGTTGCACTCTTAAAGTATCGTTTTTAGTTGCACCTTTTTTTCTTGAACTACTCGTATTGTTGGCTTTCTGTAAATCAACGCCCATTTTCTTTTCAATATCGAGTTTCTTTTTAGCAGCATCAGCTTGGATTTTAGCACGCTTTTTCTCAGCTTCCTCAGCTATTTTCGTTACTTCTTTTTGGTTAGCTTTAGTTGTATCAATCAATAGTTGTCCTAGTTCTTTCATGGTTGATTCGTTTAATTCCTTTGTAGAATCAATACCAATTGCTAAACCTCGCCCTACGTCTTTACCAATCGCTATCATGACTCTTGAAGGGGAACGACGTTCAAGTACATTAGAAACTGAATCAATAACTGCTTGACCTAATTCTTTAGCTGTATTTCGAATATCTTTGATCTTATTCCCAATACCATTAATTAATCCTTGGACAATATCAGCGCCGACTTTAGCCATATCTTTTGTTTTATCAACTATTCCATCTATCAATGACTTAACTAACTTAATACCAGCTGAAATTAAGTCTTTCGCAAAACTCAATATTTTCTCAATGAGACTAGTAATAAGCTTTGCACCCGCGCCTATGATGTCACCGAGTAAAGACAGTATTCCAAATATTAATTTCCCTATTAGGGTTGCACCTGCGGCAAGTAAATCACCAACAAAACTAAGGATTTTTTCTAGCAACCCAAAAATTAATGTACCGCCTGCTTCTATAAGTTGACCTAGAATCGATAGTATACCTTTTATTAAAGCTACAATTAATTCGGCACCAGCCTTTAATAGTTCAGGTAGTAAATCAATAATTGCTTTTACTAAAGCAGTGACTAATGTAATAGCAGCCTCTATCAGTTGCGGTATAACTTGTATTAGTCCTTCTACAAGTGCCTCAACAATTTTAATTCCAGCATCAATTAATTGAGGTAGTAATAAAATTAATGCCTGTACTAAAGACATAATTAAAGTTAATGCAGCTTCTATGATGGCCGGAATGGCTTTTATCAAACCGTCCACCAATGCGACAATGATTTGGATTCCTGCTTCAATTATTTTAGGTAAAAGTAATATCAAGGCTCCCACAAGGGCAATAATGATTGTTATTGCTGCTTCAATTATCGTTGGTAAAGCTGAAATAATCCCTTCAAGTAGCGTAGTAATGACTGTTAAACCCATATTAATTATTTGAGGCAGTGCTGTTGTTATGCCCCCCACAAGAGACATAATTATATTAAGTGCACTTTCAATGATTAATGGTAATGCCGTTACAATACCATTCAACAAAGTTTCTACGATTGTTAAGCCTGTATTTATTAATAAAGGTAGTACTGTTGTCATTGTGTTCACTAATGTCTCTATTAATTGAGTCACTACTTTTATTACCATCGGCAATGCTTTAACAATACCGTTTATAAGATTTGTTAATATTGTTACTCCGACTTTCACAAGTTGAGGTAGTAAAGTAGAGATCGTAGTCGCGAATGATTCAATTAAACCAGTAATTGCCTTTACCACTAACGGCAGATTTTTCGTTATGCCATTAGCCAATTTTGTGACAAGATCAGCTGCCAAAAGTATGATTTGAGGAACTATCATTACTAATGCATCAATAATGCCAGGTAACATTTCTGCAAAGCGTGAAATTAGGTTTGTAATATTCTCTATAATGCCAGTTATTGATTTAGAAAAATTATTGGCAACCTCATCAAGGGACATATCACCTTTGAGCATCGAAAACACATCTTGTAGCAAAGTCGTATGAGTAAATAGCTTTAATATAACATTCGCTAACATTCCCCATGGTCCTAATAACATCAATACTGTTGATGCAATTGCTTCTAGTGCTATTTTCAGTCCATCCATTGCATTACTGACATTTAATACATCAGTAACAAATGACAACTTTTCTTTCAAGTTATCTAGCAATCCAGTTATTTTGCTTAAGGCCCCAGACCAAACGGACATCATCATACTTGGCACTTCACTCATTTTTGAACCAAATGCTGTTACAGCTGATAAAACACTGTTAAAACCAGATACCATTTTTTCTGATAGAACTCCGAAAAACTCACTAATTGGTTCCCAGTATTTATAAATCAAAATGGCTCCTGTTACTAATGCCATTACTGTGAGACCAATTGGACCAGTAAGTGCCGTAAAGATGGTGCCTAAAAAAGCAAATTTCGTGGCTAAAAATGCAGCTAAACCACCAGCTTCTCCAATAGCTAAAGCTACTGCTCCGAAAGCTGAAACAATAGTACCTATACTAGAAACTAATGCACCAATAACAATAATTACCGGACCCATAGCTGCAGCAATACCACCTATAACTAAGATCAACTTCTGAGTGCCTTCGCTTAGATTTGCGAATTTTACAATCCAAGGCTCAATCAACTCAACAACTTTTAAAACCATTGGAATCAATATGCTTCCAAGCGTAATACCAATATCCGTAATCTTATTTTTCAAAATGATAAGTTGTGATTCCGTAGTTTTATAGCGTTGTTCAGCTTCATTCGCTAGGGCCACATTTTCTTCCCAAGCTTGATTTGCAACGTCAATAGATTCTGCAAAAAGTTCATTTGCATTCCCTGCACGTAGTAATGAGTCACGTAGAAGAATCTCTGTAATACCCATCTCTTGTAACATATTGATGGCTGATTCTCCTGCTTGTTCTGCATTACCAAGGCCATTAACAAATGCCCCAATTGCACCAACTGCATCCTTTTCAAACATCTCTTTAAATTGCTTACTAGTCATGCCAGCAACTTTTGCGAAGTTTTCTAAATCGAGACCTGCGTTAACAATGTTTTTCATTTCCTTGTTGGTCATACCTAATGAATCTGCTAAATCTGTGAAATCCATGCTGTTATTAGCTGCGAGCATTTGTAACTCACGTAAAGACATACCTGTTTTTTTAGATAGTTCTTCCGTTTTGCCAAGTCCAGTAGTAGCAGCTACCTGCATACGAACCATTACACGTGATAAAGCTGAACCACCCATCTCAGCTTGAATACCAACTGAAGATAATGCTGTAGCAAGACCTAGAATGTCAGCTTCAGACATACCAATTTGTGCACCGGCTCCTGCTAACCGTAAAGACATCTCTATAATCTCAGATTCAGTTGTCGCGAAGTTATTCCCTAGTCCAACAACAGTGGAACCTAATCGGTCAAAGTCTTGTTGAGACATCTTTGTGATATTTGCAAACCGTGCAAGTGCAGTTGCTGCTTCATCAGCAGACATATTTGTCGCAACACCCATGTCTGTCATGGTTCTTGTAAAGCCTATAATCGCATCATTTTTAATACCTAACTGTCCAGCAGCCTCTGCTACTTTAGCAATTTCTGTAGCAGCAGCAGGAATCTCTTTAGACATGTTTCGGATCTCATCAGAGAATACTTGAAATTCTGATTCAGTTGCATCAACTGTTTTACGAACACCTGCGAATGCTGATTCAAAATCTACAGCTGCTTTAAATGCCCCAACACCCATTGCTGCAAGAGGTGCCGTGACATACATTGATAATTTCTTACCAACATTCATCATTCCATCGCCTACAGCAGATATTTTACTACCTACTTCTTGCATACGTTGCCCTGTTTGAGTCCATTGTGATGATTGAATACGTAATTGTTCTGTGACTTCTGCTAATTCACGTTCCAATCGATTGTATTGTGTTAGTGCTTGGTTTACTGCAATTGCTTGTCGTTCAATTTGTGTTGAGGATGCAGTCCCAGAGGCTACAAGTTCATCATATCTTCTTCGCTGCTCCTGTAGTTTCATTGAAGCTGCATCAAATGAACGTGTTAAAACATTTTGCTTTTGAGAGAGACCGGTTAGTGAGTTTTCATACTCTGACCCTCTGGCTCGGATTGCTTGTAATTCACTACTCATCGCCTTCATATTTCGGTTTACCTGCGCTACTGTACCGTTGAAGTTCGATGCATTTAAACTAAGACTGACTTCTAAACTTCCTATGCTTGCCATATATTCTCACCGCCTTCTTGGCAAAAATAAAAATCACAACCAACTGATGTCGTCGGCTGTGACCTCTTCTATTTCTTCATCATCTTCATTTGATAGTTCAAACCAAAAATGAATATCCATTTCATCAATTTCATGAAGCTTGTAACCAGCTTTTAATAGATCCCGATAAAACTTTTTAATATTTTGGTAAGGTGTTAATCCGCCAACTTTCCCTCAGATGTTGTAGCTGTTTCAAGACCACCAATATTAAGCACACTGTTAAATACTCGCATGATTTCACCTTGTAATAGTCCTGCTTCTAAACCGTCCCATACGTCATCCACAGTGAACTGATTATCAAAGACATTCACGATAAAGTTGATCATTTCATCAAAAGTTTCAACTGAAATTTCATTGCCTTCGATTCGCATTTTTTCATTCATTTTTAAAGCATTTCGGAAAACACGCGCTTTCACAAAGTCATTTGTAAATGTTTTTTCTTGTCCATCAATTCGTAATTTAATTTGCATTTTTCATCCATCCTTTTCGTTAGTCACTTAAATTTAGTTAAAAGAAAAGAAGCCCTCACAATTCGAGAGCTTCATAGATCATTGGATAATAAAATTCCTTCCAATCTCGGCCTCCCCTATTGAAAGGGGATTATTAGGGAGTAGTTGTAATAGTTGGCTTTGTTACAGTTGCGAAAAATGTTTCGGCAGTAGCTGTTACCCCTTCATCACGTGTATCTACTGTATGTTTGATGATTCCATCAATCAAAGGTAAAGCCTCACCAGCGAATGGGTAAACTTTGTAGTTTGTTTCGCCTTTCTTACGTGTTGCATTTGATTCCTCACCTGGTTTTAATTTCGCTTTGTAGAACCAAACAAGTTTAGATCCTGATTCAAAACCAATCGCAATTGCCTTTGGTGTGTCATTGGAGTTAGTGATAATACCACCTTCAGCAGACATTTGGTGTCCATACCAATCTACAAGTACTTCAGTTGGTAAATCGGCAGTTTCGCCAGCGATTGTGATAGAGTCCATTTGTGCTTCTTGGTCCACCACACGGTCCCCGGCATCTAAAGATGCTTCAGAGAAGTTAGGCGTAAGCGTTAAGGAGATTGGCATTGTTAATGTTTTAACATCGCCCCATGTTTCCGTTTGCTCATTTGTCATTAGAGCATAATGGATACGTTTTAAACTAATTTTTTGTGGTTTTTCATTTACCGTTGTAGCTGCCATTTTCATGACCTCCTAAAGTTTAATATTCATCAAAAAAGGCAAATCTCAATACTTTGTTAAAGTGAGAATCGCCTTCTTGTTTTGGTGCATCATATTCAGATGTTCGTTCATAGCCAGCCGATTCCATCAATCGCTTTATGCCTTCCACAAGTTGATAGTAATCGGCTTTCGACCAAACATTGACTTGGATAAGTCGCTCAGTCTCATATTCATGATCAGATGCTTCTAAAGCAGGCTTTGAATTAATTTCTAAGAATGTAATGTATTGATTCGGTATAGTTGCCCCAGTTGGAACACTGTTGAAAAATACATCTAATTTAAGTGGTGCCAAAATTGTTGTGATATGTTCAGTAATATCAATCATAGATTTTTCGCTTTCTTTATTTCATCTGCAATAGCATTTAAAGCACCTGGTTTGCTAAATTCAAATCCTCGCGTAAAGAATGGATTTGGTGCAATTGGTCCCCATGTTACTTTCTGTCGTTTACCTTTTTTCGTAACATATTTACTACCAGCACTTCGCCCACCTTCCAAGATATGACCATGGTAAGCTTTGCCTGTGTGAACTTTTGCTTCACCATCTTTTGCCCGTTTTATTTTAATGTTACTTTTCAATTTATTTTTTTTATTCTTTTTTGATTTACGATTTCCAACTGGAACTTCTTTCTCAACCGCTTCTTTGACTACTTTGGCACCTGCATTAAGTGCTTTATTTTCTTCTGCTTCTTCTAATGGCAAATTCATTAAATTTTGCATCAAAGCGTCCATACCTTGTATTTCAAAATTCATCTAAACCACCTCTTTTAAAAAAATAGTAAGCCACTGATTATCGCCATTGTCGTTAACTGGTGGTGAATCCATTTCGTATGTTTTGCCAGCTAATTGAACACGCATTTTTTCATGTATATCGCTCCGATAGCGAATACCAATAACACATTTCCCTTGCCATTGTGTAGCGTCAGAACTAAATAATTTATAACCTTTTGCAGTCTTCAATTCCGCCCATACCGTTACATGTTTATCCCATTCATCACTTGGCCATCCATTTGTTATCGTACCTGGTGGATTTAAGAAAGTGGCGCGCTTGTTCATACGACCTGCATTATTGTTGTTGCGATAGTTCATCAGGGTCCACCCACTTTATTTGTAAAATTATCGACTGTAAGCCATATGGAATGGGTTGCTGTGCTGTTTTAATTGTGGAAGGCGTAATAGCTATACGATTCTCATAAAAGTGTGTAGCAAGCATCATAATGGCTAAACGATGTAAGGCAAATACCTCTTTGTCCTCCACAATTAAATAATAATCACTTGGCTGTTTCACTCCTGCATTCTCTAGATAAACAATGGATGATTGCAGAATAGTAGAAAGGGAACGATCCTCATCATTCCCATCAATCCGTAAATATTCTTTTAGCTCATCAATTAATTGTTGATTCATATAATCACCCTACTTTATGGTGTCGGTTTTTCTAATGCAGTTAAACGTGAAATTATTTCATTGTACTGCACTTCAGTTCCAAATCCAGGGGCTCCAGTATCACCTTTATCACCTTTATCTCCCTTTGCACCTTTCGCTCCGTCTACTCCGGCTGAGCCTGTATCTCCTTTAGCTCCAGTCGCTCCTGTTTCACCTTTAGGGCCTGTTGGTCCTATAACGCCATCGATCAATTCTGCAAAATCAGCGCCAGTAGGTTTTTTTCCTGTTGCAAATTTAGCTTTTAGTTCGTCTCTTTTTTCCATTTGAAAAACATCTCCTATTCAATAATAAAATTAGTTCCTATAACTGCATCCCCTATTGATAGGGGATTTTTAGGGTGTAGCGACTACATCAGCGATACGGAAAGCAGAATTTAATGAACGTTTTTGGTCATACCAAGCAGTTAATACAAACTTGTAATCACCAGTATCAACATCTTTTGCTGTATCATAGGTCATTGCATCATAGTTAATGCGGAAATAATTGAAGTCACCAACAATAGGCTTTGTTGCTGCATCCATAAACTCAGTAGGCTTTCCAATTACCTTCTCAGGTGGCACATCAAAGAAGTTCGTTGTTCCATTCGACAAATCCTCAATCATGTCTAAATAATCAGCGTAACGCATCACTACTTTTGCATTTTCACGGAAATCTTCATGTAAATCTGCAATTGCAGCTTTAATTGCTTTTAACATTGTTGCTCCTGACACACGTTTAATGTCAGTACCATTGTAGAATGACATATGACCTAAACCTGCTTTTGGTGTATTAGCTAGAGCGTCTTTTTTCTCTTTAGCAGCTAATCCGGATTTTAGAGCATTCTCCACATATTCCACTAATTCAACATCTGTGCCGTGAATTACAGTATCAGAAATCTTTACTCGAACCTTTGATTTGAAACGACCAAAAGTTACTGTATCCCCTGTTAATTCCATTTCTTTTGCTGTTTGTTCATCAAGAACAAAATCATCATCGACAAGTTCGTATGCGATTTTCGGTAATTCTAAACCTTTAATGGCACTCACTTGAGCAACATCACGTAATTGATTTTTAGCAAATGGTTCATGTACTAATTCTTTTTGCATGTTTGTAGGAAGAAGCTTATCCCCACCTGTTGGGTTTCCTCCTGGTAAAGCAATTAAAGCTTTAACATCTTCTGAGACTGCTCGTCCTTGAACTGCAGCCCTAATAAACTCAGCTTTAACAGCAACATTTTTTTGTTTAGGGTCTTCAATCCCTGCAGTAATATCTTTACGTTGTTCAAATTTCGCTTTTTGTTCAGCTTCCAGTTGATCATGTTGAGCTTTAATTACATCAAATCGAGCTTGCATATCATCCTTTTGATCCTTTAAAGCTGTAATATCTTCACGTGTTGCTTGTGGATCGATAGCTTTCGCTGTTAAATCTTTATCAATCTTTGCTACTTGTTGACCAATAGTAGCCATGTTTTGTTTTAATTCGTATAATGTCGGCATTTATATGCCCTCCTTTAGATTAAATTTAGTGAATGTAAATAAGTAAGATTCGCCTTTGAATCTGCAATAATGTTTTGCCTTTCTTCTTCAGTAAGGACTTCATTATTCGGCTGTAACAAGGCTTCTGGAAGGTTTTTAAATTTCTTTGAATGTTCATTTGATAAACAAGCAACAGCCCTATTTGAGCCTTCCACAACGTCACATAAGCCAATATCATAAGCTTGTTGTGCTGACAGCCACTTTTCTTCATCCATCATTCGTTGTATTTCTTCTTGCGAAGTCTTTCCATCGATTTTGGACATATAAGTTTCTATTTGCATGCCATTAATTCGATCTAAATCATCTGCGACTTTGCGTAATTCACTAGAATTTCCGAAAGCACCTGTCATTGCGTTATGGATCATTAACATTGCATTTGAAGGCATTCGTACTTCATCACAGCAAGCCACAATGTCACTCGCAATAGATGCAGCTAAAGCATCTACATGAGCGATAGTACGTGCCTTATGACGCTTCAACATGTTTCCGATAGCGATTCCTTCAAATACCGAACCGCCAGGACTATTCACGTAAATATGAAGTTCACTGACGTCACCAACAGCATCTAGTTTTTCTTTGAAAACCACTGATGACATTTCGCCAAATTCTTCCCATGCCCATGGTGTAATTTCGCCCAAAATAAAAACATCCGCTGATTTACCATCAACCGATGCTTTAACATCAAAAAATGTTTTCTTTTTACTCATTCTCGTTTCCACCTCCTTCCACAGTTGATGCAGCAGCAGTGGACTTCCGCAATGTCGGGTCCATATCGATAGGATAAAGATCACCAGAAATCCATAGCTTGTTTGCGTACTCAGAATCATCAGGTGGCAAATCTTCAAATCCCCTTACTTCGTTTTGTTTAAACCAGCCATTTCGAATACCCATTTGATAAAACGATGCACGAGTAGCAGTATCACCTCTGAGAAGTCCGCCTAAATTAAATTTAAAATACATACCTTCTCTTCTGTCTGCTTTCGTTAATAATTTTCGGTTAAACTCATGTTCATACTGGCGAACGGTCGGCAATAGATTCATATTCGTAAATTGAATCATTTGTTGCTCGTTCGATCCTAGAGTGCCACCCTCCGAATCATTTAAAAACGAAACTGGTACATTAAAAACGTTGGCAACTCTTGAGCGCGTAATTCGCTCTGATGCCAACGTATCGGATGCAAAGTATTGTTTTTTTATTGGATCAATTTCAACACCTGGTTCTTTAAATAGAATTCCTCCGTTTTCAGAGTAAAACCTTCTAAAGTCACCAATAATTCGTTTCCTTTTTTCATCATCAACATTCGATGCATAACTCAATGTGAAAGATTCTTTTTTCTCCATTTCAGAAAGAGAGAACTCCTGAACAGCCTTATCGTATTTAATTGTATTGGCCAAAACCTTTAAAGGGTTAAGTCCTCGTAAACGTGCAGGCCCTCGGATATGCTTAACATGGATCATGTCACTGTTATGGACATACATATTTTTATTATCACCGCGAACTTCATACCACAACGAGCTATCATCGCGATTAATAAACTCAGTCACACAATTCGGATCAAGTGGTAATAACTCTATTGGTCGCATACTTATATCACGTAAAATGACTGCATATCCATTACCCGCTTCGTTCCTACTAACTTCTAAAGCGTTAATAAAATCAAAGCTACTCATATTTTGATTAGGCTCATTTATGAGCACATCTGAAACATCGTTTTGAATCACATCATAATGCTGATGCAGTTTTATGGGCAGTGCCGACATTGTATTGGCCAGTCGACTAATAACACTAAAAATCGTTTCATTGGTTGCTAACTGGCTATTATCGATGCCCCAAAAGGTTCGTCCAAACCAGTTCGAAAAATCCCACGTTGAACCTTTCCAACCTGTACTAGCCCCTGCATACGCCATGTACGCTGTAGTTTTGATACGTTGCCATAATTTCAATTTCTCACCTCCCTCTTATAAATCATGAATAGAAATAAAGCTTATATTGCCATCTCCACTTTCTACTTTGTTGTACATTGCCTGTACATAACCTGTTATTACTGCAGCAATTGGATCAATCCGTTCCCTTGACTTTCTTTTTGATAGACGAATATTTTCATTTACATCAACTTCTGTGACCGCGTTCCCGATGGCCCATGTTAAAAGTTCATCACCATCATGAGTAATGTTTTGCTGATAAACTTGCTCCCGGAAATCTTTTGTAGGTTCACTAAGTGTTGGATAGCCTTGTCGGACTTCCACAACTACAAATCCACTAGCAGCCATATTCTGTGCAAATTGTGTTGCTCCATAAGGATCGTAACAAAAGACTATTGGATTCCATCCGTTGTCCTCAACAGTTTTTATTATCCAGTTTTCAATAAAGCTATAGTCTACCACTGCACCAGGAGTCGTAGACAACCACCCTTTATCTATCCATAGTTGATAAGGTACTTTATCCTTTGCCTGTCTTTCTCTTAATGCATCTTCAGGCATGAAAGAATGTTGTTTTACATGGAAACCATAATCAGTCGGGAATATCAATCCTGTGGACGACAAATCGATTTTCTTTGATAAATCCACTCCAATGAATACGTCATATCCAGTGACGTCAATATTTTCGCGAGCGCATGCATTCCATTTTGATAATGGCATATAGCCACCCTGCTTTTGGTCAATCCATATATTCATATTTTTTGTGAGGAAATTACGCATTTTTTCAGGTACATCAAGTGCCGCCTTCATTTGTCTTCGAATATACGATAATCCTTCAGGATAAGACGCTAGTATGGGATTAGACTTAATCCAATTACGCTCGTCTGAAATATCATCATCTGGATCAAGTGTATTAATCATTACAAAATACTCTTCATTTTCAATAGGGTTATCTGGATCTAATATTTGTCGTACATAACGATATTCAACACGATAACAAGGATAATCTAATTCAAATCCTGCGGTTGTTATTATTGCTAATAAAGGTTGTGGACGTGCCCCTTGTCCAGAGTCCCCAATATCGTACATTTCATCAGTTTCATGCGCATGATATTCATCAATGATGAAACAAGAAGGCGAAGTACCGTCACCGCTTTTACGATCTTCTTTTGATAATGGTTTTATAATAGAGCCACTTTTCAAATGAGTAATGGTGCCATAGGCTTCTTTAAATCGACTTCTTAAATCCTTGGAACCCTTTATCATGTCGCGTATTTCTTCCCAAACTATTTTTGCTTGGTCTTTCTTTGTAGCAGCACAATACACTTCGGCTGATGCTTCACCTAATGCAGATGATTCGTAACTACCTACGGCCCCTAATGATTGGGACTTAGCGTTTTTACGTCCTACTTGCCAGTACATCTTTTTGAACCGTCTATATTCCGATTCACGATGAATCCAGCCATAAATATTGCCAAAGATAAATTCTTGGATAATATGCGGTTCAATAAAAGTACCAGCTAACACACCCTTACGATGTTTAAATAACCGCATCCAATCAAGAAATTTATTTGCTCTTTCTTCATCAAAAATATATGGG